TTTTTGGGGGTATAGGGGGTCAAGGTTTCCAAAAAATAGGTCCTTGCTCTATATATTATATCTATTTTAGATTAGTGATAATAAAAGATTATCAAACCTAACCCGGTTAATATTTTATTTTCTATAGATAGGTCAGTAATACTGTCGTTTGTTTTATCGCACAAAAAAAGTTTGCGCTCTATGAATTGAAATAGGAACATTTAAAACAATTTCAAATGGACCCAATAAAACTTAGAACAATTCTAAACTGTAATATTGTTGCAAATATATCACACAAAATAATTTTATATTTTTTTTTATATTGCCTTATTCTTAACATAATTATTATATATGTTTTGTATATGTTTAAAACAAATCAACCAAAGGAAAACAACATGAGTAGAAAAACAAAAAAACAATTATTAAATGACAGTTATAGATTATTTGATGATCAATCTAGATATGTATTATTTCAATCTATTTTAAAACATTTAAAAGATGATGATCTTGATAGAGCAATAATATCTAAAAATGAAATCAATGAAATTGTTGTTAAAAAACAAGTAGCTGAAATTGAAAAACAATTAGATTGTAAAGTTAATTTTACTTATCAAAGAACAAACAACTAACCAAAGGAAATAAAAAAATGATTAAATATATAATACACGCAAAAAAATATAGAGATAAAACAAATGGAAACACCTATCATTCAGCAAGGGTTTTAGATACTGAACAACATCTACAATTAGCTGTACCTTTTCAATATGGATATGGTGATCACTTTTTAACAACGACACAACAAAAAATGATTGAACAAAAATGGATACAAAAAGAATTTAAAGGAACAGATTATCAAAATATTCATTTTGTAATTGAGGAAAATTGCAAGAAAAAAGATGTTATATTGTGGGGAGAGGTTGCCTAAATCTAGCCATATTTATTTATTAACTTTAATTAACTAACAAAAGGAAACTAAAATGAAAGTACAAAACATGACATCAAGTAGAGGAAATAAAGTAGCCAATCAATTTATAATTTATACTGAAAGCGGTTCAGTATTTCAAAGTTATAATTCAATCATTGCAAAAATAACTGACAGCAAAAAAGATGACAATTATTATGCAAGTGTTGAACTAGATAAAAAATATTGGAACTACTCAAACACTACCGGCAAATATAGAAATATATTTTTAGGTGAAACTATAAAAGACACACGAGCAAAAATTAAAAGCGGTGAGTATAAACTAACAGACTTAAACTCAAAGCCTGTTTATGAGGATACAGTAGAAACAATAAACTTAAATAACAAACAAGATTGTAAAAAATATCAAGAATATATTAAATAGAAAGCGAGGACCATGAACAAGCATGATGACAGTAGTAAATTAAATAAAATGATTGATGACTGGAATAAGTACCTTAATAAATTAAAACAAGAAGAGGAAAATAGTTTGAATATACTTTATGACTATGACATAGAGCCATTGCCAAATGATTTGGTTGATATGGTAAACGAAAAAAACAAAAGGGAAAAATGAATAAACAACTGACACAGGAACGAAATTTTGATGAGGTAGAATTTATAAGCGGTCATGTAATAAAACTTATAAAACTTACTGAACAAAATATAAAACTAGGAAAGGAAACAAATGCAAATAGACAGGCACACAATCAAAGTGATTGGTACAAAGTACGATCACAAAAAAGATAAAAGACTAACAGATCAAGTAGTATGCGAACACAACTCAACAGAGCCATTAGGAATGAAGAAGTTTTGTGTAATGTTGGAAGAGTTAGCTGATTGCTATGATGCGCACCACGAAGTAGAAATAACTGTAAGTTTAAAACAATATCAATACGATTAATCTTTATTATCAGAGGGTATATCAACTATATCCTCTGATACATCAATCATATCTGTTTGATTATCTTCCCAAGAAATTTTAATAGATTGATCTGTCTTAACTTGTTGGACCTTATTATCTGAATACAGGTCAGTTAGTTTGTTAGCCAAGAACGTAATAAATTTTGTCTTCTCTCTTATCCATAATATCTGATTAGGATTTTCAACCTCTTGATACTGAAAGATTTGCAATAACTTATCAATTAAAGTTTGTACACCATTCTTTCTTGCTTCAGTTATCCTCTCGTTTAGCTCTGGATTTTTCTTTAAGTGAGCATAGAACTTCATCAAGCTGAACTCGTACTGTTTTTCCTCTAAGATTTCTGTAAGGGTTAGACCTCTCGTTAGTTTTTCGCAAATTATATCTGCTTGGTTGGTTGTTATCAATTCTGACTTTGACTTTGGTGTAGTAATATTCTTTGAGTTGCTCATCTGTATACTTCCTAAATTGTTGTAGTTTACTTAGTTGTTTTATTCTAGTTTCATCTGTGTAATTAGATTTTCTAAACCCTTTAACATTTTGGTACCCATGATACTTACAATAAAAGGTCCCATTTGCCAACTGATAACCTTTCATTCTACAAGGAATGAGTTTACCCTCACGTCTACCGGCACGAGTGTAGCCTTGACAGAACACCTTACGCATAGCTCTTCCCGGCATTATTTTTTAGGTCTACCTTTCCAATCTAAATTATTACGTTTATTATATTCAACTTTCTCTTTGTATCTAGGGTTACTGTTCTTACTTATCTTAGAGAGTTCAGCTAATATTTTTTGAGGATGTACATAACTTGCTTTACTTTCCCGGTCCAGTTCAGCCTTTCTTTCTTTAGCAAGTTTTATATAGTATGGATTTTTATTATCTGAATTAAGCTGTGCAAGGGGGAGCTTCGCTAAATTGTCTATTATAGCTTGTTGATTACCTCTATTATCTCTAATTATATTTTCTATAGTATATACTTCTAATGTATCTACTAATGTAGCTCTTATTTGCGCATTAGGTGGTTCAAATTTAGACATTGAGGTGTGTAGATTTGAGCTACCTTGAAATAAACCCTCATTTTTAATGAATAATTGATTGATAGAGTAGGTCTTACCACTGCGACCTTTGATAGAATAAACTACATTCATCTTCTCTAGTGTATCTAATGATCTTTTAATAGTGGACCTAGATAAGTTAGTATCTTTAGCTAAAGTCATGTGTCTTAGACCAGCCGAATAGTTATTCTTTTTCCAGCAGTGTTTCATCAGTGCCATGAATACATTTAGACAGTTAGATTTCTTTTGACCGGACAATCTGTTAAGATGAAAGTACAATTTGTACGTTATGTGTATAAAACCTCTAGTTTGCACAATATTTTCTGTGATTTTGTTGTAGGTCTAGCAAGATTGACAGCCATTGGTCCTCATTCATCAGCTCAAACTCTGTCGGAGAGCTTGTTATTCGCTTAACTCTAAAGGTTAGGGTGGTTGGGTCCAGATTTCTATAGAAAACTAAAAAGCAGGGTATATTTAAGCGACTAGCGAGGGTCTTTACAAGGTTTGTAGCCTTATATTTCTGTCCTTTATCATAACAAGTCTCAAGTATAGCTAAAGGTTCGTAGCAGTGAGGACAAACCTCGACACTATCAACATCAATCATAGCTATACCCTCGTATTTCCTATGCCAATCGTTATAACTTCCATTACTGAAAGCATAAGTCCATCTAGCCATTATTTTTTTTCTTTTTAAGAATTAATATTTCGTTTTCTTTTTCTTCTAATTGTTTTTCAAGTGCTAGTATAATATCAGATTGTTTTTTGATATACTTCTTAGCTCTTTTTAATTCAAACTTACAATCAACCTCATCAAACATACCACTGTATGTCATTTTAAAACCTCAATCTTTTTAACCACCGATCTTGGATATACTGTAGTGTTACCAACTGTAAGAGAACCATCATCATCAAAGCTATGTGAAGCAAAGATGATAACTTTCTTTGGGTCCTTATGTAACAAGTAGCCGGTGTCCTCGCACCAACTGTACGTTTGTTCTTTAGCTTTATCAAGTGTAGTCCACTCTGAGTTACTGACAATATCTTGCCAAATAATTTTAACTCTTTTGTATTTAAACTTTTTCGTACCAAGCACTGTACAAATCCTCTAGTGTTACTTCATTGTTAGTTACTTCTAAGATTTTCTTTACCATATCTGGATCCGGAAATCTTTTTACTTTAGCAGTTAAACACCACCTTTGAACTGATGTTCCGGGATTTTGTACACCTACAATGCCAAGCTCAAGTCCAAAATTATAGTAGGATAACCCTTTCTTTTTACGATATTCTTCGAGTGTCATAAGTCCTTTCTTTATCTGATATGTATCTATATATATTATATTATTTTCTTTACAATAGAAAAAAAATAATATATACATAGTGGAAAACTAAAGGAACTTATGAAACTCAGAGAAAAAACAAAAGAACAATTAATAGAAGAAGCATTTTCAATATTCAATGGTGGTGATGGTTTAGATCATTGGTCTTACACTTCAACCTCTACACCTTTTGCAAAGAATATAATTCAATATACTTTCCCAGAAAAAATTAGAAGGTCTTGGTCATGGAGATACAAACCTAACTTTGGAAATCTTGTAAACAATACAGTGCAAAGATTGATTGCAGATGTTTTATATAAATCAAAAACTTCTGTCATTACAGAATGGGACCGGGATTATAATGTAAGTTTCAATAAAGAGATAGAAGAAATAAATAAAAAAGATCCGGTAGATAAAAAGGATGAGTATGCAAGAAAAGAAATGGTTAGTTATGCACACGATTGTATAGGTATTACAAAAAAAGTAGTGAAAGATTTAGTGGGAACTGATAAATTAGTTTGCGAAAAATATGTTGATCACAAAGAATTTACTATGATCAAACCGATAACCGGTAGAGTAGATTATCTTACAGAAAAATTATTTATAGAATTAAAAACAAAACCACCGAACATTAGAAAGGTTAAGAACAAGGATGAGTGGAGCATGAGTACACAAGAGCTACCCACTGAACCTACAATAGATAACCTAACACAGACTTCATTTTATTATATGACTACCAAGAAGGTACCATATTTAATTTATGTAAATGACAAAGACCATATCATCTTTGATCAATCGCATGAGTTAATGAAGAAAGAACATCTGGAGCACTTATACTTTAAGATGATTGAAAAGATTATACTTTGGGAACGTATGATTATGTTTTGCAAAGGCAATCTGTCTGAACTTGCATTGATGTGTGAGCCACCAGACATGAACCATTACTTTTATTATAAAGATTTGGCACCAGAACAATTACAATTAATAACTAAACTATGGGGAATAAAAACATGAGTAAAATAATACTGTGTATATCTGCAATATTTTTATTGGTAGGATGTGCAAACAAACAAGTTCTTGTTGGCAAAAAATGTTTTGTAGATCAAGATGAAAATGTAGTTACAACAACTAAATCTTATATTTGGATTGTAGACAAAGATAAAACATGGAAGAAACAATTAACAAAAGAAAACTGCGAGGAATAAAAAAACATGACAAAGAAAAATATATATCAAAAGTTACATGCTGCTTGTTTGAGCGCAAAAAGTGTAGTCAAAGGTCAAAAGAAAAATGGGATGCACTTCAACCCATTACTGCATGATGATGTTCAAGCAACTGCAACACAAGCATTATTAGATAATGACTTATATGTAACGTGTAATTATTTAACAGAGATCGTACCTAATATCAAAAAGGTTATGGTCGTGTGTACTATGAAAGTTTATGATGTTGATGATCCAACACAACATATACTTATTGATGGATGTTCATCATTTGGAGATATTAGTATGTTTGGGACCGGACAAGCTATGTCATACTCAAGAAAGTATGCGTTCTTAAATTTATTAAATCTTAAAACAGGTATCAAAGATGAAGATGGTTACGAAGCTAAACCATTTGAAGAATATTCTACAGAGCAATCTGTCGAAGAACCTACATATATGGATGATACTATAGATGTAGAAGAAATGAAACGTGCATTAAAATCAACTAATAATCTTGATGAGTTTCTAGAGGTTAAGAACTTGATTAGAAAAGACGTTGAGTTTCTAATGAGAAATAATTTACGAGCATATAGACAAGTAACAGATGTTGCTGAAACTCGTGAATTACAATTAACCAATGGTCAGTAAAAGCTGACAATAACAAAGGAGTAAACATGAGTGAAGATGTAGTATGGTGTAACTTGGTAAGAAACCAAAACAAAAATGCGGAGAACCAACCGGATTGGGTAGCACCGCCAAACCTAAAAGCACCAGAGGGTAAGAAGTGGACAATCGGTGTTAAGATAGGAGATGTTTGGCACAATCAAGCTGGATGGGATGATAAGGATGAGCAAGGTAATGTTGTTGGAATTACAATCAAGATGACACCACCTACTGCTAACGAGGATAAACCATCAGCTCCAAATAAAGGGTTTCAAAGTAAACCTAATTATGGTAATAAACAATCATACAAGTTTTAATTAATTTGTATTTAGTCTTGGGGGAGTTTTTTCTTTCTAGTTCCCTTTCGGTAGTTTTCTTCCCCAAGACACCTCTCTCAATATGGATAAGAAAATAACAGATATAGATCAAGAGATTGAAAAAAAAGTTATTGATGATCGTCAAAAAGATTATGGTAACTACCAAGAAAACTTTGTAATGTTAGCAGAAATGTTTACAATTATCTTGGCTGGTAGTTTAAAAAAAAGAATAAAACCACACCAAGTGGGTCAATTAATGATGGGATTAAAACTATATAGATCAACAAAAAATTTTAAAGCAGATAACTATTTGGATCTTAGTGTGTACAATAAAATGACTAGAGAGATACACAAAAAAGAGGTTGCCAAAAAGGATAAAGTATGAAAAAATACAAGAGAATTATCAATGGAGAATGTTCATTCGAAATGATTGAACTATTTGATGATGTCAAGAAGGCTGCAAACAACTCCAATAATGGAGAGCTTGTAGAATGTAAGATCAAAAATTTAAAGATTGATTTTACAACAGTAAAAAAGGAGCATGATGGAACAGATCAGATTGCGTCTGCAGAAGCTGAAGGATCTTCAAGCGAAAAAGCATGAGGAATATTTAGCTGCTAAGAGAGAGGTTGAGCAAAAGCAAAGAGATTCTTTTGATTTAATCTGGCAAATAGAGCAGACAAAAGAAGAATTAATGAGAACATAAACTTATTAATTTAATTATTAAAAAAAACTGAAGGAAAACGTAGGGGATCTATGACTAAAAATATAAATCAAGTATACGAAAATCATATTAAATACTTAAATCAAAATGAATTTATCTATGAACTTAAAGCATCATACGATTTGTTAAGCGAAGATAAAAAGAAAATTTATAGACTTGGTTTTATCAATGGCTGCAAAGAAATGCAGGAAAGAAAAAGACCGGTCCAAGTTGCGCCACCAAATAAAAAGATTTTAGGGTTTAGTTTTAAAACACCGAAGCCATCTGATGTACAATCAGTTATCAATAAAGTTTGTATTTATTTTGAAGTACACAAAGAAACATTGATGGGTAAGTCAAGAACATCAAGCATAGTGAGAGCTAGAAATGTTATTCATAATTTATTATTTGAAAAATATAATATGGGTCTAACAGATATTGGTAGATACTTTGGACAAGATCACACTACAGTTTTACATTCAATAGAGATGAAACGAGATCAAAGAAGATTTTGGTCCCCGGAAAAAACTTTGTGGCAAGAGTACGAAAAGATAAAAGAAACTGTAGCAGAAACTATTAGAGAATAATAGTTATGTTCTTGCGTAGTTAGGTCTTTTATTTTTTCTAGTTTTTCTTTCAGCTTTCTTTTTTCTTGATACTGCAGCAGTTCTCTGACTTGCAGACATGGATCTAGCTTTTGCAGCAGGGACACACTTAGGATAGTTCTTTCTTTTTTCACCCTTGCTCCTACCGCACTTAGGAAAACCACCACCCTTTTTTCTGTTGGCTATATCTACCCAGTTTTCAGAGGTCCATTTTCTAAGAGACATTACTTTCTTTTTTTTCTTGTACCTTTAGGTTTTATTCTACCACTACATACACCAGCTGCGTACATGTTAGCATACGCAGAGGGGTATACTTTGAACTTACGTTTGGCAGCAGCCTTACCTTTAGCACAAAGTTTAGCCATTACTTTTTCTTTTTAGTTTTAGACTTCATTATCTTTTTTTTTAAAAAAGGTGGTAAATTTTTTTGTTTAGCTGTTAATTTACCTTTGCTCTTTTTATATCCCGGCATGTTGTTTCTCCATTAGTTTACGTTTACAATAATTATCAAAGCAAGAACCATCTTTACCATCATGGCAAAAATATTTCTTGGTATGAGTTATAATCCATCCACCCTCATTACTCAATAGTTCTTTATTACATTCTTCACAGTAACCACAAAGTCTAACTGTTTCTCTTTTAACCCAAGTCTTACGTTTCATTAACAGTTCCAAGCGCGAAGTGCTTTGTTAATTCTACTGTTAGGATCTCTTGCAGTTTTAGCTGAAGTTAATTTTTTCTTCATGCCTTTCATTCTCGCACAGAAACTAGCTCTACGTTTGTTGCCTACCTTTTTACTTGGTGCTTTTAAGTTTCTCTTCTTGCCTGTCTTTGTACGACCTTTATTATAAGAAGCTCTACCTTTAGCATTTAATCCACCTTTAGGATTCTTTCCTGCCTTACGTTGCCATGCTGCTGTTTTATATGCCATACTTTATTCTACTATTTTTTTAATTGATTTGCTACCATCTATATTATCTTCTAAGATAGCTTGTACCTTTCCGCATTTATACTCAATATTTTTTGATGCGTTTCTTTCAGCTTCTCTTTTACCTTTTAAACAATCTGACATTTTATCTTGGATTCTATGTTCTTGTAACTCTCCAGCCACAAACATACACAAAGCAACGACACTACTAATAATTGTTTCCATTTTGTCTTACCTTATCTTTTAGTT